CGGTAGCGGCTGTGGCTGTGTCGATAGGGTTTGATGCTTCAGCAGGCCTGTATGGGCCTTCCTGTTCGATTGCGGTGGTGTCTTGTTGTGGCGGTAAATCCTTGGTGAAGTCGGACCGCCTCCGGACGTTCTTCTCACGCCAGGCGTCGGCCGCCTCCATGGAGTCCATGGGCATTCCCTTTTTGACCAGGTAGTTGACGTAGCCGTGCGTGATCCCGGCGTGCTCGGCGTAGGCTCGCTGCGTCATGGCTTCAAAGCGTTTAGGATTTCCGGAGGCAGCATCGAGTTGGGTACGGTGGCCGCATATTGAAGCGCCCGGAAAACACCGTCGCGCCTGCTGTCCTGCGGGTTTGGCACGCAATAGCTGGCCAGTTGCTCGGGTGGCGTGCCCCGTTTCATCAGACGGATAAACCAGGCCACGTTTGCCACGCCATATTGATCAACAAGAAAGGAAATGTGATTCGGTTGCATTACTATTGTTTTTAGTGTTTGATCACACAGATTGATAGGGGTCTCGCGTTCACCTGTTCTGGCACTGTATCAAGGAGACTCCTTAGTGCTAGTAATAGAACTATTGGACAATGGTTTCACTTGTGACAGACGTTGCTCTTTTAATACAGCTTCATGACCCTTTGCTATAATGTAAGCAACAGAACCAGTCGCCACATGGCAGGCTTTGGAAACCTGTTCGAGTGTAAGCCCGCGTTCCCTTAGGATGTAGGCCTGCCTGCACACCTCGGGTGTATGTTTGGTGATGCGGTCGTCGTAGTCGTCGTCTGGGTCGACAACGGGAGATCCGTCCTCGGTTGTCTGTGTTCCGATTGGGTAGGACATCCAGCCAGCTTTGACTGCCTTCTTGAATAGGCTTGGCGCTTCACTGAGTAGCTTGACTCGTTCTAGGTCGTATGGTGCTTTCATGTGTTAAAAGGTAGGTGATGGATCAGTGAACCGGCAGAACTGGCCGTCGTACCAGAGATGGACTAGGCCGCATTCGCCGTCCCGTTGTTTAGCCACGGCAATCACTGCCTCGCCTTTGGGCTCATTGCGTACACGGTCGAGCAATAGAACCAAGTCGGCGTCACGTTCTATCTGGCCTGAGTCTGCTAGATCGGTCAGCCGGGGCGCCCTGGGTGCATCTTTCTCGTTTGCCCGGTTGAGCTGTGCTAAGGCGATCACGGCTGTCTTGGTATCGGATGCCACGGCCTTGAGTTTGCCGGATACCTCGGCGATCTCGTACGTTTTCTTTTCGGCTGCCTTGCTGCCATGGATCTTCTGCAGGTAGTCGACCAGGACCAGCTTCACGCCCCACTTCCGAACAGCCCGCCGGATCACCGCGGTGATGGTGGCAATGCCTGAGATGCCCGAACCGGAGACAAAGTGAATCGGGCTGCCTGCGATCTTGGCGGTGGCTGCACCCATGGCACGCATACCGCCTTCGTTGAGGTCGCCCGTTTTAATTTCCTGCATTGGGATGGATCCGATGGTCGAGACCATTCGCCGGACGATAGACTCGTCGGACATCTCCAGCGAGATAAACAACGTCGGTACCCGGTGTTCGATGGCCGCCGCCTTGGCAATGGCGATGGCGATGGCTGTCTTTCCGATGCTCGGGCGGGCAGCAATGATGGCCAGCTCGCCGAACTGAAAGCCATCGGTCATGGCATCGAGTTTGTGGAAGCCGGAGGTGATGCCGGAGAGTTGGCCTTTCCGGGCGAACCGTTCCTGGGTGGCGTCAATAAACCTGCCCACCACCGACTTGGACGATTGCACCTCTTCTTTAGAGGCCTCAATGCTGAGCCCTGCTTCGGCATTAGAGACGATTTGATCGACGGATAGGGTGGAGACAGCGGAGTCACGGATTAAACGGTCCCCGGTGGATCGTAGCTGCCTCCGGAGGTGAGCCTCTAGGACAGCTCTTGAGAACTCGGGATGGTTGGCTGGGCTGGGGCACATCTCGTCGCACTTGTTCAGAGCCTCGAAAGGCACCGGAGTTTGGCCCATGGAGCGCTTCCACTCCTTGACCACGGTGGTCATGTTGACCGGATCGCTCTTGGCAACGAGGCCTTTGGTGATCTCGAACACATGGCGCAGGTTGTCGTCCTGGAGCGCCTCGGTGGGGATCTTGGCGAATACCTCGTGGCAAACATCGGATCCACCGGAGAGACAGGCGCCGATGAGGCCGAACTCGTCGTCCTCGGCAAAGTAGGGGTCGCTCATTGGTAGTCGGCAATGTTGGGTGAGAAGGTGCCGCCCGCCCGGGATTCACCGATACCAGGAAGAAGACCGCTTCTAACCTTGTCGACTTCACCGTTCCAGTTGTTCAGCAGGGTCATCAGCTCACGGCGGAGGTATGGGTCGTTCGACTGGTAGCGTGCTTCTAAGGCAACCAAGTCTTCCTCTGGAGTGTTGAAGTCGAAGATCTCTTTCAAGGCCTTGATCTCCTTGGTACTCCATTGTGTGGTAGGTCTACGGCGAACCATAGCACCGACTCGTAGACGGAAGGCTTCGAGTTCTGGACTCAAGGCCTTCTCTTTCTTTGTATCTTCTTTAGGAGTAGGAGATGGAGATGGAGAGTTGAATTCCGGTTGGGTGTCCGGTTGATCATCCGGTTGCAACACCGGTTCAACCGCGGTTGAATTTTGGTTGGATTGACTTTGACGTTCCAGAGCCTCCAATCTGCGTTTTTCCGCGGATAACTTGCCTTTTACCGATTGGCTCTGCAGAAACTTTCCCTTTTCCGTCCTTACGGATTCCAGTCGGATGTTCCTAAGGAGCCCGTCTTCGCATTCTTGGAACTTAGCCAAGACATCAACCGACACGCAACCGCCGGCCAACCGCTGTTGCTTTTCGGTTTCAACCGGAATTGAACCGCGGTTCCACTGGTGGCACAGCAAACGAATCAACTGACCAACCTCGGCCTGCGACATATCAAGCGTTCCGGCAAGGAAGTCGTCGGTGTAAAGTTGGAAGGCTGGAGCCTTACGGGTTTTCTTCTCTTCTTTCATGATTCAAACAGAAAACCCCACCCAGACCGTGGTGAGAACTCGCGCAGAACCAACGCGACGTAACACGGAAAGGGTGGGGAAAAGTTTGTTGAGCATGGGTCCTGGTTGTAGTGTCGGCGTTGGCTTCTCACGGCTCACGTCGACGGCCTCTCTCTATCTGCCGGCCTTGTATCTGTCCATGCCTTAGTATGCCGGAATTAGAATATCCGCCACCTGCTGCGTGAGCCTCACGTCCTGCAGGCAGTAGTCGATGGCCGCCTGGCGGTCGGTATTCCACAACAGGCTGAAGTCGGCGCCATTGCCGGCCTTGTCACCGAGTCCTAGATGCCGACTGATGGCCCCAAGGCTCCCGGTTGCCCGGGTGTCTCCGAGCTGCCACACCTCGCGCAGGTCGACCACCAGGTCGTTCCAATACCGGCCTTGGCGCAACCAGTAGGGCGGGGCAATGCGGTGGCGCCAGGAGCGTTTGATCAGGAACGGCAGGTCGAAGGCCTTGATGTTAAAGCCGATCAACCTTGGGGTCCTTTCGTAGTAGTTCAGCAGCGCCCACCATTGCCGGAGCATGGCGGCCTCGCCATCGGCTTCTGCCGACAGGACCGCGGTCTCCTGGTAGTCCTTGCGGTATCCGATGCACAGCACCTGGCCGGACATGGCATCTAGGGCTGCGTTCTTGATGTAGTCCGCGGCGTGATTCTCCTCGGCCTTCTGGATCTTCTCTGCGATCAGGTCCGGGTTCTTGATGTTGCCCAGCTTCACGTCGGCCGGATTGAATGGCGGGATGTTGAGCTGTTCGACCGGCAGCGGCCCGGTCTCGATGTCGAAGATGATTGTTGGATTGGCTGGCATATTGCTAAATTGCTTTGTGTTAGTAGTTAATGCGCGTTTGTCCCGATGCGCGCCCCCGGTTACCCACGAGTCCCAGCAGCAACAGGCTGCCGGAAAGTGTATTATGTGTGCTTGCCGCAATGGATGCACGTCTTGTAGTGGCGTGGCTTCCTAGGCAATGGCTCGACTTCCAGCCATTCGCAGATTTCACGGTAGCTCTTCCAGCCGAATGACCAGACAGCGCCCGGGTACAGATGGCCGGACTTGTAGAGGGCCATGGCCTCGTCCTTGGTGTGGATGCAGAGATCCTCTAGGATGCGGAAGGTGCGGTTGGAGAACGGGAAGCCCCAGAGGGCCGTGATCTCTTCCATCTCCTTGGCGGAGGCAATGACCTGGTGGATCCGTTGGCGCGACAGGTTCAGCTTGTTGCCGATCTCCTGCAGGGTCATGCCCTCGGAGCGCATTTGGACTACCTGGGGCACCATCGGTGCCACCTTCATGTAGACCTTTTTGGGCTTGGCCTCAGAAAGGGATGTCATCTAAAGGGATCTCCTTGTTGGCCTTGATCTCTTCGAGGCGTGCGTTGACCGCGGCAATGAGGCGCTTGTCCTCGGCCGTGATGTCCTTATTGGCCATGGCTTTCGGAATCCACACCTCGGCCAGGCCGTTGACGGCCGACTCGGTGAGATCGGAGATCGCCGCGCCTTTGAACTTGCCAACGTGCACCTGCACCTTGGTCAGGTCGAGCTTGGCGGGCGCCTGAGGCTGCCCCTGCTCGTCCTTGGGCGGCCTGTCCTCCAGGCGTACCCACAGGCCCGAGGGCTTGAGTGGCTCACCGACCTTGTGGGGCATGATGAGTTTGATGTTGGCGAATGTCTTGGTGCCGTCTTGGCTCTTCTCATGGACGATCACCACGGTGGCCGGTCGGCCGATGAGGTTGTCGAGGTTCAGGCTGGTGGTGTCCTCCGCGGTAAGGGCTCGGCCATACCAGTCCTTAAGGAACCGGGTCAGGCCTGCCTTCTCGTGTAGGCTGGCGGTCATTGGGGCTGTCATGACCACCCAGGGCTGCACCGGGTTGCGAGTTTTGTCGATCAGGTCCAGCTCGAATGCGATCTTGAACTTCTGCTTGGTGCCATACTGCGTTTCGTAGGCCTTGAGGGGCGTGATGTCGACGCATACCGCGCGGCCTGTGTATTCCGGGCACGGCTCGAAGTTGCCGCCGCCCTTGTTGCTTGTGACTGTGATTCCCATGTGTTGCTGTGTTGTCGTTGTTGTTGTGTTATTTCGAGGCCTGCTTTTCGACCTCGGAAAGTTGCTTTGCCATCCGTGTGTATTGGCTCCAGTACTCGGGCCAGGTGGCCTTGATGCGGTTGAGGTTCTGCTGGTCGGCCACCAAGGCAGCGGCGCCCAGTTTCCGCACAAAGCTGCCTCCGTATTCCATCATTGTCTCAATCGTTTTCTTGTCGGTCACTTGGTTGCCTTTCCGCGTTTGCGTGTCCAGTAGGACGTGTATTCCACCTTTTTGGCCTTGGTTGCTGCCACGATCTCGGAGATCTCGCCTTTCCGGAACCGATAGTGGCCGTTGCCTTCCCTCTGAATCTCTTTTGCGGTTCTCATTGGATGATGAAGTCGAAGTTGGTTTTCCAAGTGTCGCCGAGGCGGTTGAATGTGTCGGCCTTGATCTTCCAAGTCCTAGGGTCACGGGTGGCGCCGGTGTGTCGGCATCGAATGCGAATGTCGATGTCCTGAATGGCGATGTTACGCAAACGGTGGTCTGGCGGTAGTTCGTGTAGGTGTTTGATGCTCATGGCTTCATCGTCCCTCCAACCATTTCTTGAGGTCGTCCAACTCGTTCACTTTGGCTTCGAGTTCTTTGATACGCTTGTTCGCTCCAGCCAGTTGCCGCTCCAACTGACGGGCGAATCCAGCCTTCACGAAGTGCTGGAACGCCACGGTGACAACCGGCTGTCGGTCTGTGCGCGGGGTTTTACTGACGACCATTTTGTTGGCGTTAACAAGATGGCTCACGGCTTGGCCTCCTTTACCTTGCCGGTGTCTGGGTCAACGACGCCAAGACCGATGGCGTTGAACAACACGGTGTACCCACAGTTGTTGCACTGAGCTTGGATCAGCGGAGTAATTGCAGCACCGGGACAGTGATTACCTTCGTTGAACTCTCGGACCTCGACGAGGGTTCCAATGCCCCACTTGGTGGGGGTGATGCAGATGGGACACGGTCTGCCTCCTTTCCAGACCTCATGGAGCTTTTTGATGAGGATCTTTCGCTGGGAATCGGTGAGATTCACGGCTTGTCCTCCGTTGTGAATCCGATGCCAGCTTTGTCCCACAACAGCAGATCCGCTCGCATTGCGTCGTTCTCTTGCTCCAACTGTTTAATCCGATCCTCCAGCTTGCGAGCGTCGAGAGCGATTGCGCGGAGTTCTTTTTGATCTGAAGGTAGATCCAAAACTGGAATCATCCTCAGTATTCGTTCTTCAATGCTCACAGCTTGGCCTCCTTGGCTTGGTTTCTATTTTGATTGATGAAGCTAATTGGATTTGCTGAAAGCGTCTGCTTACCGCAATGGATGCATTTCCATTTTCGTTTAACATTGAATGCGACGTCCCAGTGAGAATGTGAGCCATGGAAACTGTCGTTTAGCGGTTGCCAATAATGAGAACACGCAATTCCAAGAAACCGTTTGAGTATCGTTCCAATGCAATTCATTGCACTCACGGCTTGGCCTCCTTGGCTTCTGTCCAAATTCTCACTCGGGCCGCATATTCAAAGGGGTAGATTGCTTCATCCCCCGCCTCCTCCAACCGTTTGATGTGGTCTTGAAGCCGCAGGTTTTCTTCATCCAACAATTGCTGCTGCCGGATGATTGAGTTGGACGCGGTGAGTTCTCGTTCCAGCCTCCTGCACAGCATACCAAGATCGGCCACGTTGTGCGGAGTGCTGTCTGATATTGGGGTGTCGCTCATTTCGATTCCTCCACTCGTTGCATTTCCACAAAGTCCAATGTGTTCTCTTCGTTGATTGCGATTCCCCAGCCATTGCGACGGCAGGACAGCTCGATGGCGTTGTACACTTCATT